TCTAAAATTGATCCTGACAATTTACATACTGAATCATTGAATATACCTGTACTTCATGCAAAATATTATGACCTATACAATAATCTGATTCTTCTCAGGAAGAAGGCAGAACAACAAAGAAAGAACATCAGACACGAAAGGTACGAATACTTTTCTGGTAAATCTGACCCTGATGTCTATGTGAAGAATCCCTTTCCAAAGAAGATTCGAGACAAAGATACGATGCAAAAGTATCTAGATGCTGATGAAAAACTTTCCAATTCATCACTAAAGATTGATTATTACGATACGATGCTAAAGTATCTTGAAGAGATACTCAAACAACTTTCTAATCGTACATATCAAATTAAGAACGCTATTGAGTTTATGCGGTTTAGTTCAGGACTAGGATGAACGAAGAACAAAACTACGAAGACTACGATTATACATTGTATATGAAAATCGAAGATGTTCGATTGATGTATCACTGCGTACAACAAGCTATTAAGTATTGGCCAGGAGCTCCAGCAAGACCACACGAAGAACAGGAACACATGTGGCATTTGAGAGACCAGTTTCAGAGAATGATTTTGGATCATTCTTTCAATAACCTCTAATAAATACCTATAGGTGAAACCTATAGGTTATGGCTGATTTGACCATAGAGAAGGTGAACGAAGTTTACCTTAAGGTCTCTACGGAACCACATATTGAACATGAACTCAGAGATAGATTTACTTTTGAAGTTCCAAATATGAAGTTTATGCCTCAGTATCGGAGGAGGCATTGGAACGGAGAAATTCATTTGTTCGATATGAGAACAAAGAGAATATATGTTGGTCTACTTGATAAAGTTATAGCATTCTGCGAAAACTCAGGATATAGTTTTGAATTTGTAGATAACAAGTTTTATGGCCTTCCATTTGAGGTTAATGAATTTGTTTGCAAAGAGGGTGTGAAGGATTATATAAAATCTATTACACCAATCAAACCAAGAGATTATCAAATTGATGCGATTCATGATGCTCTCAAATATAATCGTAAGTTATTAATCAGTCCAACTGCATCAGGTAAGTCGTTCATGATTTACTCTGTTGTAAGATTTCATGTTGGACTAAAAAGAAAGGTTCTACTTGTGGTTCCCACCACATCACTTGTGGAACAGATGTTCAAAGATTTCCAAGACTATGGATGGGATGCTGAGAACCACTGTCATAGGATCTATGCAGGTCGTGAGAGAGTGAATACCAATGAGGTCACCATCACCACTTGGCAATCAGTTTATCAATTGGATAGAGCCTTCTTTGAAGAGTATGATGTTATCATTGGTGATGAAGCTCACTTGTTTAAGAGTAAGTCCCTTATCGGGATTATGGACAAGTGTCATCACGCCAAGTATAGATATGGATTCACAGGTACTTTAGACGGTACACAGACCCATAAGTGGGTCTTAGAGGGACTGTTTGGTCCTTCATACAAAGTGACAGAAACTAAGAAACTGATTGATGAAGGTCACCTAGCCAAACTTGATATTCAGTGTCTGGTATTAAAACATCGTCCTCAAAAGTTTGATACATATGAGGATGAGATTAAGTATCTGATATCTCATGAGAATCGAAACAAGTTCATATCCAATCTGTCAGTTGATCTGAAAGGTAACACTCTAGTTCTCTATACCAGAGTAGAGACTCATGGAGCGATACTTTATGATCTAATAAATAAAAAAGTATCCGATGGTAGAAAAGTTTTCTTCATTCATGGCGGTGTGGATGCTGAGGACAGAGAACAAGTTAGAAAAATCACAGAGGAAGAGAAAGACGCTATCATTGTTGCATCCTTCGGAACTTTCAGTACGGGTATCAACATTAAGAACCTTCACAATGTAATATTTGCCTCTCCATCAAAGTCTAGGATTCGTAATCTACAGTCCATTGGTAGAGTCCTTCGTAAAGGCAAAGATAAGGTCAAAGCTAAACTCTATGACATTGCAGATGATGCAACCACAGGGTCGAGAAAGAATTATACTCTGAACCATTTCATTGAAAGAGTGAAAATATACGTTCAAGAACAATTCAATTATGAAATTATATCAATCAACTTAAAAGATTAGAAAAAGGAGTTAGTGTATGGGAATCGAAGATGATTTCTACGCAACAATAAAACTCAGATCAGGAGAAGAAATATTCTCCAAGGTAGCTGCTTCTGAGGAAGATGACAGAACTTTACTCATCCTGTCCAATCCAATTATTGTAGAAGAATTAAAAGTAAGAGGTAAGTTCCAAGGTTATAGGATGGAACCCTGGTTAAAGACATGCAATGACGATATGTTCATCTTAAACATGGATGAGGTCATGACTATGTCTGAGTCAGATAGTATTGAAATGATTATATACTATCAAGATTATGTTCGTAAATTAAATAAAAATAATTATTCTAAGCTAGATAGAAAGATGGGTTACTTATCTTCTGTCCATGAAGCTAAAGAGGTTTTAGAAAAACTCTTTAATAACAGCTAAGGTTCCCTTTCATCCTGGACAAACCTAGTCTATCAAGATTTCAAGGTATTGTCAACTCCTTATGAATCTGATATAATATTATCAGTAAAAATTATTATATGGCTGTCAATCACAATTATGGAACTATGGCAAGACCCAAGAAGTCAGAACATTATGTTAATAATAAAGAGTTCTTAAATGCTCTAGAGAATTATTTTGCAGAAGTAGAACGAGCAAAACTGAACGATCAACCAAAACCACGTATTCCAAGATATATTGGTGAGTGTTTTTTGAAGATTGCAAATCATTTATCATACAAACCCAACTTTGTAAACTATATGTTCAAAGATGATATGATTTGTGATGGTATTGAAAACTGTGTAAGATATGTTCATAATTTCAATCCTGAGAAATCTAAGAACCCATTTGCTTACTTCACTCAAATCATTTACTATGCATTCCTGAGACGTATCCAACAGGAGAAGAAGCAACTGGAGATCAAGAACAAGATTCTGGAGAAGACCAACTTTGATGAGGTCTTCGATGCGAACGAGCTTGACAGTGGAAACTACTCCGAGTACAATTCTATCAAAGATGCTGTTCACACCAAACTTCGTTATCAATGACAAAGGTAGCCGTCATTACTGACACTCATTACGGTGCTAGAAAAGGTTCCAAACTTTTCCACGATTATTTTGAAAAATTCTATCGTGATGTCTTTTTCCCCACACTGAAGAAAGAGGGAATCGATACTGTAATCCACTTGGGAGATGCGTTTGACAGCCGTAGAGGTATTGAATTCAAATCACTTCAGTGGGCAAAGAGAGTGGTGTTTGACCCTCTCAAAGAAGCAGGGATTAAGATGCACTTGATTGTTGGTAATCATGACGCATACTACAAGAATAGTAATGAAATCAACTCTGTGGAACTTTTACTTACAGAGTATGATAATGTCATTCCTTATTCAAAAGCTACCGAAGTAAACATCGGTGGTCTTGGTGTCTTGTTTATTCCATGGATATGTGAAGATAATGAGAAAGAAACTATCAAACTTATTAAAAAGACAACTTGCCCATTCGCGATGGGGCACCTTGAGCTCAACGGATTTAGAGTTAATCGACAGATCGTCATGGATCATGGTCATGAGAGCGAACTATATTCAAAGTTCACCAAGGTCTTTAGCGGTCACTATCACACTAGATCGGATGATGGACGGGTCTTCTACCTGGGAAATCCATACGAGATGTTCTGGACAGATGTCGGTGATCGGAGAGGATTCACCATCCTTGATACAGAAACTCATGAACATTATCCAGTAAACAATCCTTATCAACTGTTCCACAACATTTACTATGAGGACAGTGATTATCAGATGTTTGATGCTACTCCATATAAGGATATGATTGTCAAGGTCATTGTCAAACAGAAGAGTGATGTCAAACAGTTTGAAAAATTTATTGATAAACTCTACAGTGTCGGTGTTGCTGATCTGAAGATTGTTGAGAACTTTGAGTTTAGTGGTTGGTACGATAAAGATAATATTATCGATGTTGAAACTGAAGACACTCTTTCCATCTTGAATAGATATATTGAAGAATCTGAAGTCAGTCTAGATAAATCTAAAATCCAGAGAGTAATCAGAGATGTATATCAGGAAGCATGTGAACTAATCTAATGTTTATTATTACAGTTGCAGGACATGAAAAAGATGGTGCATATTCAGTAGTAGATGAGGACCAAGAACAGGTCCTTTACATCTTCCAAGAAGAAGATGATGCTACAAGATACGCTCTGCAACTGGAAGAACTTGACTATCCTGAGATGCATGTGTTAGAAATAGAAGATGAAATCATGATCAAGACCTGTGAGATGCATGATCACAGGTATACGATTATTACCCCTAATGATATTGTAATTCCCCCCGACGACGCTAGTGATTATCTTTGAGAATATTTCCTGGAAAAACTTTCTGTCTACGGGGAATCAACCGACACGATTAAATCTTAATGACCATAATACCACCTTAATTATTGGGTCAAATGGTGCTGGTAAATCTACAGTTCTTGATGCATTGACCTTTGTTCTGTACGGTAAAGCATTCCGTAAAATCAACAAAGCTCAGCTCATCAATACCACCAATGAAAAGAACTGTTTTGTTGATATTGAATTCAATGTAAATGGGACTCAGTGGAAAGTTGAGAGAGGGATCAAACCAAATATTTTTAAGATCTATAGAGATGGAGAACTCTTAGATCAACAACACTCTGCAATCGACCAACAAAAGTGGTTGGAGCAGAATGTTTTGAAGATGAATTATAAGTCATTTACTCAGATTGTCATCTTGGGTAGTAGTTCCTTCGTGCCCTTCATGCAACTCCCTCAGGCATCCCGTAGAGAGGTCGTAGAAGAACTTCTAGACATCAAGATCTTCTCCTCTATGAGTGTTCTTCTCAAGGAGAAGATTCGTAGTCTGAAAGATGAATCAAGAACTTTTGAGTTAAAGAGACAATCGCTCAAGGATAAGGTTGAGATGCAGAAAGATTTTATCCAACAATTGGAGTCAAAAAGTCAAGAAGACATTAATCAAAAGGAACAAAAAATCTCATTTCTGCTCACTGAAGAGAACTCCTACATGAATAGGAATGGTGGTCTTAACTCAGAAATTGAGACACTTAAAGGTAACCTTTTGAAGTTTGATGGATATAAAGATAAACTTAAGGAATATGGAAATATCAAAGGTAAGATTTCTCAAAAAATCTCAACATTAGTTAAGGATCATAAGTTTTTTAACGATAATACGGTATGCCCTACATGTGGTCAGGGAATAGAAGAGTCTATTCGTGTAAATAGAATTAGGACTTCACAAGATAAAGCCAAAGAGTTGCAGGAGGGGTATGAACAACTTCTCGGGGCAATTAAAGACGAAGAGTTGAGGGAGTCCCAATTTAATTCTATTTCTGGAGACATCAGTAATCTACTTAATGGCATCACTTCTAACAATAGTCAGATCCATAGTTGTCAAAAACAAATTAGACAGATTGAATCTGAGATTCAAACACTTACCAATCAGATACAGAACAGAAATTCTGAACATGAAAAGTTAGAAGAGTTTAGAGAAAGTCTTCAAGAAACATACGAAAAACTTGTTGAGGTAAAGGAGAGTATTTCCTATCACGACTTCACTTATAGTCTTCTCAAAGACGGTGGAGTAAAATCTCAAATCATCAAGAAGTATCTTCCCCTTATCAACCAACAGGTTAATAAGTACCTACAAATGATGGACTTCTACATCAACTTCAAGTTGGATGAAGAGTTCTCAGAGACCATCGAAACTCCTATTCACGAAGACTTTACCTACTCATCTTTTTCTGAAGGAGAGAAAATGAGAATAGACTTAGCCCTCTTGTTTACTTGGAGGGAAGTCGCTAGGTTTAAGAACTCTGTCAATACTAATCTTCTCATTATGGATGAAGTCTTCGACAGTTCCTTGGATGGATTTGGTACAGACGAATTCTTAAAAATTATCAGATTTGTTATTAAGGACGCAAACATATTTGTCATCTCACACAAGGGAGGACTTGAGGACAAATTTGAAAGCGTCATATCCTTTACTAAGGACAAGGGTTTCAGCCGTATGATACAGGGTACTCCAACAGAATAATGACTACTCCAAACTGGCAACATCATTCAAAAAAAGAGCAGAAACGAAAACTCAAACCCCAAGCTCTAAGACAGGCAAAAGCTAGAAGACAATCCCTTTTGAGGAAACTCAAGAGGGTTTCTTTTTGTAAAGAATTGGTAAATTTATATTAAAAATTTACCAAATGTCATGAAGTTCTGACATTTCGTCTATATAATACAGTGAGACGGAGCTTAACATGCACAACTTGGTATCTCATAATGAGTTAGCATCCTGGAAATGGGACGAAAAAAACAGTGTTGGAGACAAGTATAGTCAAGTGTCCGATTATTTCCAGTGTATCTCAGAATGTGGCATCATCGACCACACAGCAAGGAGGTTCTGTAGACACATCCTTACAGAAGATTAAAATCAACTAAACTACTTAAGGAGTTTAAACCGAAGTCCCCGTCAGAGATGGCGGGGATTGGTCTGCCAACCAGTTGGGGAACTGTCCTCATCTAGTCCACAGGGGTCAGATCCCGTGTATTATAAGTACATCAGGAGGACACCACCCATGACAGTCAATTACGAAATCAAGTCACAACTGGCTAAACTTCTCGCCACTGAGGACATTGTGGTTGAGAACCGAGAAGTAATGACGGCTCAGTTTGACGTTGATAATCGTATTCTGACACTTCCCAAGTGGAAACGTGCATCCAACAGTGTCTATGATATGTTGGTTGGCCACGAAGTCGGACACGCACTCTACACCCCTAATGTAGATCCCCCGAAAGATATTCCGCACTCTTTTGTCAATATCATAGAAGATGCTCGTATCGAGAAGAAGATGAAGCATCGGTATCCTGGTCTTTCTAAGAGTTTCTATAAAGGATACAAGGAACTTTCTGATGATGATTTCTTCTGTATTGAAGACCAGGATTTGAAGAAGATGAACCTGGCAGATCGAATCAATTTGTACTATAAGATTGGTAATTTTGTTGATCTTCCTTTCATTGAGGAGGAGATGGATCTTGTTCGTAAAGTGAATCAAACTGATACCTTTGAGGATGTTTGTGAAGTTGCACGAGAGATTTACACATATTGTAAGGTTGAAACTCCTTCCACTGATCAACATCAACAACCTCAACAACAGTCTCCTAATGGTCAACCTGGTGACTCTATGGATAGTCCTGAGAGTTTCTCTGGTGATGATGAGATGACTCATGGGGAAATGGATGAAGAATCTGAGAAACGTGAGTCTGAGAATCAAGAATTGAATATTGATAATCAGATAGAACAGGAAAGTGGTGAACCTGAAGTTACCACTGATAAAGCATTTGAAGATGGTATCTCTGAACTTTGTGGTTTGGACAATGGTATTGATAATGTTTATGTCGAAGTTCCTAAAGTTAATCTCGATAACATCATCATCACTAACAAAAGAGTTCATGAAGAACTTGACTTGTCCTGGCAACTTCAGTCCATGCCTCTACAACACACTGATGAATGGACTGGTAAAATCACCGAATACAAAGCTGACTTTAATCGAGCTGATGAGGAGTATCAAAAGTTCAAGAAGTCAGCTCAACGTGAGGTGAACTACCTAGTCAAAGAGTTTGAATGTAAGAAGTCAGCTGACGCATATGCTCGGGCTACTGTGTCTAAGACTGGTATTCTTGATTGTGCTAAACTTCATACTTACAAGTATAATGAAGATCTTTTCCGTAAGGTCAGTATTCTTCCTGATGGTCAGAATCATGGTCTTATCTTCATTCTTGATTGGTCTGGTTCGATGGGTAACTGTATCCTGGACACCATTAAACAACTGTTTAATTTGGTATGGTTCTGTAATAAGTGTAATATTCCTTTTGATGTCTATGCTTTCACCAACTCTTACCTCTGGAATAGGGAAGATGAAAAAAATGAATCGATGGATTGGGGACTCAACAAACTCTTTATCCACAAGGATTTTCATCTTCTAAACCTTTTGACTGGTAATGTGAAACGAAAGGAACTTGAGAAACAGTTGTTGAATGTTTGGAGGATTGTTTTTAACATGAAGAGTTGGACTAACTATGAGGTTCCTGCCGGTTATGGTTTGTCTGGTACTCCTCTGAATGAGGCACTTGTATGTCTTAATCAGATTATCCCTCAGTTCCAAAAGAATTATGATCTTCAAAAAGTTCAATGTGTGATTCTTACTGATGGTGAGGCAAACCATCTCTCATACTGTAAACCTTGGTACTCTGAGAGGTATGGTGAGAAGGAAGGAACAGCTCATTTGACCCGTGGTCATTCCTATCTTCGCAATCGTAAGACTGGTCACACCTACAAGATTGGTGATTACTTTTACCAGTTCACTGAACTTCTTCTGAGTGACTTGAAAGAGTCTTTCCCTTACACTAACTTCATTGGTATCAGACTTGCTGGAACTCGTGACATTAACTCAATGGTCCGTCGTTACACTGGTGAAGATTCTGTTAAATCAGTCAGGAAGGATAAGTTCTTCTCACTTAAGACCTCTGGTTATGATTCTTACTTCTTGATGGTTGATTCTTCTCTTTCTGTTGATACTGAGTTTGAAGTTGAAGAGGGAGCAACCAAAGCCAAGATTAAGTCCGCTTTTGCTAAGAATCTTAAATCCAAGGCTCTAAATAAAAAAGTGTTAAGTCAGTTCATGGATCTGGTCTGTTGACCAGTTGGCGAACTGTCCCAAGAGGGGTCGTCTGGACCCCTCTGATCCTTTATAATGACTTTGTTGAAACGAACCACTATGGCACTCTCCACTGAATACGTCACCACTTCTCTTCAGTCACTCTACGGTAACAGCATCACAACATCTGATATTCGTGCATGGTGTGCAATGAACGGTCACAATTATGTGACTATCACTAAGAAACTCAATGATTTCAAAACTGGTCGTGGTAAGTGGAACCTTACCATTCAGGAGAAACTTGAAGAAACCTACCAGGCTCCTGATGCACAACCTGCTATTGTTCAAGACTTGATTCCTCAGAAAGATGATACCTTCGTCCAGTTTGGTAACTTCAAAGATATTAAGAAAATTATTCAGTCCCGTCTTTTCTATCCTACATTTGTCACGGGTCTCTCGGGCAATGGTAAAACGTTTGGTATCGAACAAGCCTGTTCCCAACTTAAAAGGGAACTGATTCGTGTCAACATTACTATCGAGACTGACGAAGATGACCTTATTGGTGGTTTCCGTCTGGTTAACGGTGAAACTGTTTGGCATAACGGTCCAGTCATCGAGGCTCTGGAACGTGGAGCAGTTCTTCTTCTAGATGAAGTTGACCTAGCATCTAACAAGATCCTATGTCTTCAATCTATCCTGGAGGGTAAGGGTGTCTTCCTCAAGAAGATTGGTAAGTTTATTCAACCCAAAGACGGATTCAACGTATTCGCTACAGCCAATACCAAAGGTAAGGGATCTGAGGACGGACGATTTATCGGTACTAACGTTCTGAACGAAGCATTCTTGGAACGATTCCCTGTTACCTTTGAACAGGAGTATCCGACTCCATCAACCGAACTCAAGATTCTTGAGGGTGTTGCTCGTGATCTCAATGTGGTTGCTCCTGACTTCTGTAAACGTCTGACTGACTGGGCTGACATTATTCGTAAGACCTTCTATGATGGTGGTATCGAAGAGGTTATTTCTACCCGTCGTCTGGTCCATGTGATCCGGGCTTATTCTATCTTCGCTGATAAGAAAAAAGCACTTGAGGTCTGTACTAATCGTTTCGATGATGAGACCAAGTCTTCGTTCATGGAACTGTATGATAAGGTTGATGTAGATTTCCAACTTGACCAAGAGGAGGAAGTCTGATACAATATATGATAAATGCTTGGTCACTTTTACATGATGAAATTTATGGAGACGATTCAATGATCACTACAGCAACAAATAAAGACTATGATGAATTTTGGGAAAATGATGGAGTCAGTTTGACCGGTAATCCTCACTGGAGTTTGGATGGGGAAAGTTTTAGTTTTGCTAGCACTCCTCCTACTAGTTCTCCTGACACATTGAGTTTTATTGACCCTGGAAGTTCAGCTCCTCCTGTTGTTTTTTATGGATCTGGTCTTCCTGGGGGAAATTTCTCCGATTCAATTACATTTGGGTCTTCCTCAGTACCTGGTAAAATGGGTGATGATCACATTACCCTGAACAATGTCAATCTGAACTCTCCAGCACAAAAACAGTGGAAGTACAATGAGAACGAGATTCTCAAGGAACTCACAGGATACATCACGGATACTTATAATCAACACTATTCTTCTGATCAGATTCAAACTCTAGATCTTATCGAATCTTGTGGTGATGGTGAAGCTTTCTGTCGTAGTAACATCCTCAAATATGCATCCCGATATGATAAGAAGGGAACCGCACGACGTGACATTCTGAAGATTATGCATTATGCTGTACTTCTGATGTACTTCAATGACAAGAACACCCAATCTGAGACCTACAATCAATGAATATGAAACTGAGTGAAAACACTGTAAACCTTCTGAAGAACTTCTCTTCTATCAATCAATCGATCCTTTTTAAACAGGGAACCAAATTGCGTTCCATCTCAGTGATGAAGAACATTCTGGTTGAAGCAAACATCAGTGAAGAGTTTCCAAAGGATTTTGGTATCTATGACCTTAATCAGTTCCTCAATGGACTGAGTCTCCACCAGAGTCCTGAGTTGGATTTCAAGAACAATGAGTATGTTGTTATCCGTGAGGGAAAAAGACGTTCTAAGTTCTTCTTCGCAGATCCATCTGTGATCGTTGCACCTCCTGAAAAGGAGATTTCACTTCCTTCCGAGGATGTGTGCTTTATCATGAAGGCTGAAGACCTTCAACAACTCAAGAAGGCAGCATCTGTCTATCAGGTCCCTGACATTTCTGTTATTGGTGAATCTGGTGTAATCAAACTTGTTGCACGAGATAAGAAGAACGATACTTCAAACTACTTTGAGATTGTTGTTGGTGAGACTGATCTTGAGTTTGTATTCAACTTCAAAGAAGAAAATCTGAAGATTGTTCCTGGTAACTACGATGTAGTTGTGTCTGAGAAACTCCTTTCCCGTTTCATCAATCAAAACCAAGATGTCACCTACTATATTGCACTTGAACCTGACTCGACCTTCGGTTGATATTTGTATGAGGATTGTAGGTAGTGGTCTGGTGATCATTGCCTATTTTATTGTCCTCCATGTTAATGTGATGGTTGGAGTGACAACACACTTCATAGCTGATCTTATTTCGATTCCTTACTTCATTAGGACAAAGTCATGGGATGTGGTTATAATGTTGACATTCCTACTAGCGATTTCATTATCTAAATTGTTATGAATATCTTTGTGACCTCTCCCAGTCCTTGGGAATCTGCCAGGGTTCTTCCTGACAAACACATTGTCAAGATGCCCTTAGAGACTTGTCAGATGCTTGCTATTGTGTGCTCTGACAAATGGGGACACAACTTTGGCACTCTTCCTAGAGCAGATGGTACTCCTTATGCTACTGAGAAGGGTGCTTTTCGTAATCATCCCTGTACTAAGTGGGCGAATGAGTTCGTGACCAACTGGCAGTGGCTCCTTGCTCATGGACTTGCTATGTGTGATGAGTACACTGCTCGCTATGGAAAGGTTCACACCTGCCAGAAGACCCTTCTAGCAGCAAAGGAGATACTTCCTACTGCAGACCCACAAGGTCGCAGTGGAAAGGATACAACACCCTTTGTCTTTGCGGGACCAGATGAGTTTAAGTATGATACAGGTGTTGATATCTATGACAAATACAAGATGTATATTGCATCTAAACCATGGGTAAAAGATAATTATCTTCGTATCCCAGATCGTAAACCTGATTGGGTATAATGAAACATATTCTTTTTACTTTAAAGGGTTGTCCTTTTGATTTGCTTGATGACAAAGAGTTCATACGAATGGTTTTGTTTAGAGCATCGAAAGAATGTAAGTCAACATTACTTGACTTGACAGTACATAAGTTTGATCCTCAAGGTGTAACTGGTATTGCTATGCTTGCTGAGAGTCATCTCAGTATTCATACTTGGCCAGAGAACGGTATGGCAGTTTGTGATGTCTTTACTTGTGGGGATAGTGCTACGCCTGAAAATGGTGTAGAATATATGAGAGAACAATTGAAGGCAACTGATATTGTGTCAAATGAATTTGTTCGACCTTTAGAATGATTACTAATCCATTAAGTCCAGTAAAAAATACTAGAGAAACTTATAGTAAAGAACTTGAAAAAGTAATTACTGAAGTTCAGGTTCAGTTCGCTGACGAACATCCAGCATGGATTCCTTATGAGACTTTACTGGCTATCAACAAGACTACTAATTGATTTTACATTATGCGTGATGAATTTGTGTGGGTTGAGAAATATCGACCCAAGACTATTGAAGAGTGTATACTTCCTGAAAATATCAAGAATACATTCAAAGCTTTCCTAGATAAAGGTGAGGTTCCTAATCTTCTTTTGTCTGGACCTCCTGGATGTGGTAAAACCACTGTCGCTAAAGCCCTATGTAATGAACTTGGAGTAGATGTTTATGTCATTAACGGATCCGACGAGGGACGATTCCTGGACACTGTCAGGAACAATGCGAAGAACTTTGCTTCGACCGTATCGCTTTCGTCAACTGCTAAACACAAAGTCATCATCATTGATGAAGCAGATAACACGACCCCAGATGTACAACTCGCCCTACGGGCATTTACTGAGGAATTTATTGGTAATTGCAGATTCATCTTCACCTGCAACTACAAAAACAAAATCGTCAGTCCCCTTCATTCCCGATGTGCAGTCATCGACTTCGCACTCAAAGGGAAGGAACGTCAGCAACTTGCAGGACAATTCTTCCAACGACTCCAAGAAATCTTGGGTACAGAGGGTATTAAATATGATAACAAGGTCCTGGTAGAACTCATTCAGAAACACTTCCCTGATTGGAGACGTGTTCTGAATGAGTGTCAGAGATACTCTTCTGGTGGAGAGATTGACTCTGGTATTCTTGCATCTTTCGCCGCGGTAAAAACAGATGACCTCTTCAAAAGACTTAAGGAGAAAGACTTTTCTAGCGTCCGTAAGTGGGTTGTTAATAATCTTGATAACGATCCCGCTGTTCTTCTTCGTAGCATCTACGATGCCTGCTATAACAATCTTGAAGGTCCTGGTGTTGCTGCAGCTGTCCTTATTATCGCTAAGTACCAGTATCAAAGTTCGTTCGTGGCTGATCAAGAGATAAATATTCTCGCTTGTTTAACTGAAATTATGGTGGAGTGTCAATTCAAATGAGTAAAAACGAAACAAAATTAAAAGCACAAGTTAAGTCTAGGTTCTACTATATTTTCTGGGGCACTGCTACAATATCAGTTGTTTTGGGTCAACTATATGTGGGAAGCGGATATCGTATTCTTGCTGAACGCATGGATAACCTAATGCAAAAAGTTGATGGAGTTCTTCTCCACAAAACTGACCAACCTAAATTTTATTCAAAATGAATGTAAAAGTATTTCGTATGAACACTGGTGAAGAAGTAATCTTCACTCTTGTCAATGAAGATGAAAAGACTATTGAGGTAGAGAACGCTTTGGTTGCTATGCCAAATGCACAAGGTTCTATTGGATTTGGTGCATGGTCCTACCTTCAGAAAAAAGATACAACCCTGGTCATCGATAAACAGTTTGTTGTTTATGTTTGTGATGCTAACGATGAAGTTGTAGAGAACTACGAGAAGATTTTCTCACCAATTGAAAAACCTAGTAAGAAACTAATTCTATGAAGAAACTGCTTCTGTTATTGGCTGGTAGTCTCATTTTTGCTACTCCAGCTATGGCACACAGGAGGTATCCCAATCATCCCAACTATGGGAAACCTCATCATCATCATCCAAGATATATTCCAAAACATAATCATTGCCACTATCACAACAGGGATGGTCTTTGGCATTGTCACCGTCACTCTCACGCTGGTCCAGGTTACGGACACCATGGAGAGAAGTATCTTCATAAAGATTGGAATATACCACCAAGACCACTTATTGAATTTCACTTTTGATGGAACCCGAACTGAAGGATTGGCTGAACTCTATCAACTTTAATAAGGAAGACCTTACTGAAGATGATGAGAATATCATCAAGTCATATCCCCCCTTTATTATTAACAAATGTCTGTCAGGTCAACTTGACACTGTACTTTTTGCCAATGAAATGAATAAGTGTCATTTCTTAGATAAAGATATGCAATATAAATTTTATCTAAATATCTTGAGAAAGAGAAAGAGATTTTCTCCTTGGCTTCGGAAGGATAAAGATTCCGATCTTGACATCGTCAAATCATACTATGGTTATAGTAATGAGAAAGCTCGTCAAGTCATGAGGATTTTATCCACTGAACAAATTAACTACATGAAACAACGACTTGACATTGGTGGTAAAAAATGACACAAACAGCTGAACCACAGGTTTCCTGGTCTCAAGATAAGATGATTGAGGTCAAGTTAAATGAACCTGATGATTTCCTTAAAGTACGAGAAACTCTGACTAGAATTGGAGTAGCATCTAGAAAAGAGAAGAAACTTTACCAATCTTGCCATATTCTTCATAAACAGGGTAAATATTATATCGTTCATTTTAAGGAACTGTTTGCCCTTGATGGTAAATACGCTAATCTTACTGTTAATGATGTTCAGCGTAGGAATCGTATTACTCGGTTGCTTTCTGATTGGGGTCTAGTATCAGTTGTTATAGAAGACAGTATCCTTGATATTGCTCCTTTGAATCAGATTAAAGTTCTCCCTTATCGTGACAAGAACGATTGGGTATTGGAACAGAAGTATAATATTGGTAAAAAAGTCAAAGAAGAAGAATCTAAATAAGTCTGAGTCTTTCGTGCAGACTCTACGAATGTCGGAAACCCGTATGAGGGAGTGTAGTTTTTACTACACCCCTCTTTTTTGTATCTGTTATAAT